AGTTTGTTAATGTCCAGCTTGATTTTTGATCCTATTTGAACGTCAGCCATCTGGTAATATCCTATCAATGACAGTTAGTAAAAGCAAGGCAGAGTGCATCGTGCTTGAGTGCGAAGACAAGCCGATGCGCGGCAAGCGCACCTGCAAAGAGCATTCAGATTTCTTCAAGCGCGTCAAAAATGAGCTTGAGGACAATCCAATGCTTATTTATAACCAGCGGTCAGACAACCCGAATCGCACCCTGATAGACAAAGATACCGGGAAACGCAAGAGATCGCGAGGAAAAAGCCTCCCGGTCTGTTGCGTACCCGGCTGCTTTGAGCTAAGGGTGCCGCCCGATCCTTACTGCGATTCGCATCAGGATTATGCGGGCGGCGATTAGCTACAGCTTGTCAATCAGATAAATAACTACGACGATCACAGTGCCGAGAACGGCATTGGCCGCCAAAAATGACCTACGCAGTGAATCTTTAACCTCTTTACGGGCAAGATCAGCGTGGTCAGCTGTTTCTTCGTGTGTTTCTACTTCATGAACGCGCTCGCTCAAGTCAGCAATATCTTCTCTGACTGCCGAGATCTGTGCAGTGACCTCGTTATGAGCACGAGCGTTTTCTTTTCGCGCATCTTTCATGTCAGCGCGAATGACATCAATTTCTCGCTGCAAGAAACTCCTTAACATTTCTACTTCTTCCGCGCTCATAGGTACTAAGTTTACTTCTTTCTCCGCTTTTGCGGGGGCTAGTGGAGCAGCAACAAAATTAATTTTATAAGGATCAATCATTCTAATCAGTCAGAGAAAACGTTTACGAGAGAAAAATGACTCTTGCGCTAACCATGTCGTTTCCAGATGCTCCAGCAGGACCGGGAATCCCCTGTGGGCCTTCTGGACCGGGATCACCCTGATCTCCCTTGTCTCCGCGAGGAATCGTAAAGTTAAAAATTGCAGCAGAAGAAGTTCCAGAGTTTGTTATTGAAGCCGAACTACCAGCGGCTCCGGTAGTAACTGTTCCAACAGAAATTGTGGCTGACTCGCCAGCAGGCCCAGTGCTTCCAGTTAATCCCTGTGGGCCTTGAGGCCCGGAAATTCCAGTTCCTGTATCGAAATCCTGAGTAGAAGTAAGAAACTCAAGCTCTTTCAGCTTGCGCTCATGATCGTTAAGAATCCCGACAAGATCTTTATCTTTAGGTGTAAGGCTCACTGATAATAAATTTGTAGATCATTTACAAATTCGTTTCCTTCGGAATCAATACTAATATTAATTCCAAAAATTCTCACTAGCTGAGAGTCATCAATTCTAGGTTCTTTTCGCGCTCGAATGTAAACCTGATCTCCGATTTCATAATCAATAAATGGTTCAGGCACTGAAGAACCAATTGTGTAAGGAAACGGAGTAATTGAATAAGTAACTTCTGGAACGCTTGTAAATACGTATTCAGCTGCTGTGTAATAACTCAAAACATTAGGATTAGGCGCGTTTTGATTAAGATTTAATACATCTTCAAACAAGCCATACTTAGAAAATGATCCTGAAGCGGTAGCGAGCATAACTGGTGCTACTCCATTAGCTCTACCGATAAGATTGTTGGCAAGCTTGTCTGTAGTCGTTCTTTTTGTGAAGTTTTTGAGATTAGAAGGCCCCCAGTTATAGGAGAAGTAGACATTTTCTTTTTTGGTTCCTTTTTTCCTATAGACATTTAACTTTCGTGTCTGAGGATCTACTTCTATGTCTGGGCCATTTTCTTGCTCAGTTAGCGAAATAATTGCTTCGCCAAACGACTGATCTTGCTCGATCTTAAAGCTTTTCTGAACTGCGGCGGCTGAAGGGGTGATAGTTGTTGTTGATTCGTAAGTGCCGCCGCTCATCAGCGTTAGGGTGCTTGCACCACTCATTAACGGAAGCGGATAAGCACCTACGCCACTTGGAAAAGCACCACTGGGAATGGAGTAATAAGGAGCGATAGTTGCCAGATTGAAAGTTCCTGAAGCTGTGAACGGGGCGCTAGGAGTATTCTTTGTTCCGTTGACAGATACGACGAATCCATTGATCGAGCTTGTTTTGTTGGTAGATACGTTGCCAGAAGTTGTAATGGTGACTACTGGATCTCCAGAAGAAACTTTTTCTCCCGGCGCAAGCAACGGTTTTATTGTCGATCCGCTGGCAACAGTTTCCGTAATCACCTGCTGTCCGCCCGGATTTATCTCAGTCAGATTTGCAATCTGAATAATTCCACTAGGACAAGTAAAGCTTGTGCCTGTTGGAGTTGTCATCGGCGTTCCATCGCTTTTGCCGAGAATGATGTCGTGGTCATACTGGGTAGTCCACATAACCTCCTGCTTGGCGATTCTGTTGTTTAGTCTTTCAAACCAGCCGACGCAACTAATCGACATAGTTTCTTCGTCAACATTTTCTTCAATCTCGTTGACGTAACCTGACCAGACGTTTTTAAAAACTCCGTCCGAGCCTCTCCTGTAAGCGATGATTCCTGTCGAGACTACTTCAATTTCTGAGGCTAATCCTCCTGAAAAGGGATAAGTAAAGCTGGCGCTGCCCGGCTTATTAAGCCCTACGCTTAAGGCTTTATCCCTAGCTTCAGAAAGCTCTCCGATAGCTGACAAATTGCTGGAATTTACTAATGTGAATTTCCATTCAACAATAGCCATTAGATAAATGTATCTCTAAAGTAAATAGTTACTGTTGGATTTGAATTCTCAGTGCAAGTTATGTAAAGAGGATTCTCGCCCGGACCAATTTTTATCCATTCACTATCTTTATTTAACTGACTAAAACCACTTCCTAAAAACTGATTATCATCTGCATCATAAAAGTTAATAGTTCGATCTCTTGTATTGATCAAGATATATTCGCCAGATCCAATAATTTCGTATGGCGAAGTATTATCTGAAGATTTCGGGTTAATTAGTGTCTTGTTATTTAAATTAACTGAAAACTTACTAGAAGACCCTAGTCCATTAATTTCAGAATCAGCAGTTGTCGAGTATGAATTAATTTCTGAAGAAGTTACGTTGTAATTAGTTCCGTATTTATTTTCGATTGTTAACCCAGCAGTTGCTCCAGAGGCAGTTGCATTTATGGGGCCTTCAATTTTGATAATCGGATCAGCGTAATAACTGCCGCTGTTGTTTACATTAGTCATGAATACTTCATTTTGAAAGTACCCCGTAGCAGCTCTGTAATGAGAAAGAATTGCAGAAGCACTTAATACCTTGCTGTAAACAGCGGCTTCGGCTATTTTCCCATCGAAGAAATCAGAACCTGCGCCCAAAGCTCCAATCATTAGTGTCCCCGGAGTCACCCATGTTCCAGAAGCTGTCTGCGGATTTGAAGCATGTGCAACACCGTTGACATACAAATTAATTACATAATTAGCCCCAGCAGCTTCAAATGTAACTGCTACATGTTTCCAAGATGCTGTTCCAATTCCAGTTGAAGTAAAAGAAACAGAAGCCGAGTTGTTTACATTTACTATCATTGTGTCGTTATTTGCGCCCATTTTTATGGACGGCCTATCTGCCCCACTGGCTCCGAAGATTGTGTCGAGAGAAGTGTTTGTGTCTCTGTTTACCCAAGCTTCGAGAGTGCAAGCACCACTTGCTACGAACGGGTTATAAGAAGTGCTGACGTAATCATTCGTTCCATCAAAATCGTATGATCGTCCGCCGTCAACTCCGCCTGCTCCACTAGGCGTAGGGGAATTTTCATAAGTACCAGAGCGATTAAAGCCAGAAGAATCACTAGCTGTAGTGCCACTTTGTTCATTCAGCCTCAAGTACATTGAAGGCGATGATTCAGCAACAGAAGCTGGATACTCTCTGACCCAAGAAGTTTCTTTGTTAAATGTTGAAACAAATCTAAAATCGCTTGCGCGCAAAGTGATTTGAAATTCTCTTTTAAACTCAAAGCCTTGCTGAACTTCGCTCATTGTGATTGGCTGAGTTTTTTTGCAGTTAATTTGCAGGTCTCTGCTTCTAGAAGTGCCTCTTAAAACTAGAGGAGCTTCTTCGAGAACAGCAAAAGTGCTTTTTAAACCTTCCTGCATTTCTCTAAGTTTTCCTAAAGTTCCAGCCCGGATAAACCCGTTCAGAACAATTGTTCTGCCCCCGTAATATGAATTAAAAGCTGTTTCACCCTCATCACCGGGATTATTTTCTCTAGCATCCCTGATGTCCGGGTCAGCAAGACCGTCAATAGATGTAATAACTATTGAATCTTGCCTGCCTCTACGGTTTAGAACAACGTCATTGAAAGAAATCTCATTTTCAATTCCGCCAACGCGAGTGCGGTCTTCTGCTGTTACGTATCGATTTGTAAGGCCATCGATCTGTCCTGCTACGTAATTATCAGAACTAGATAGGCCAGCTACAGGATCATCTGGAGCCATTTGCTACTCCTTATTTGATTCTAATGATCTTGTTAACGACTAGGTAAGGCTGCCTAATATCTACGTTTGTAGGTGTCTGGTTTCCGATTGACATCGGTGTTCCTGAGAATCCGTGGCTGTGATCACCAGATCCAGTAACGTTACCGCTAACGTTAATTCCTAGATTTTGCCTATAAATTGTGAAATTTGTGCCACCCTGCAAGGCAATTGCAGTTCCCTGACTGGCAGCATTATAAATAGGATTAAATGTTGTTGAGCCACTACCAGAGAATCCGTGGCTATGCCCGCCAGCGCCAGTTACTGAACCTCCGGGCGTGAAATCAAATTTTGGAATATTTCCAGTAGTTAGCGAAACAGAGGCATTGCCGCTTGCTGCGCCGAGAGTGTTTGAAGTCGAAAGTCTGGAAACAGAACCACGATCAGTTTCCATGTTGTCAGGACCAGCAGAAACTCGACCACGAAAGTCTGGGATTCTAAAGTTTCCTGATGTTTCACCACCTGTATTGAAGCGGGTGCTTACAACAGTGAAAAGAGCCGAGTAAGTGGATTGAGAAAGCTCGCGACCGTCGCAAAGAATCCAGCGATCACTGACTGGATCGCCAGTTCCTGAATAATCCATAACTGTTCCGATTGGCGGCATAATTTCCGTTACATCAGAATTAAGCTTTGCGTATGTAACTTGGTTTGCTGCAATTTTTGCGCTTGTAACAGCGTTTGAAGCAATATCAGCTGTGTTTACTGTTGCATCTTTAATCTGACTTGAAGTAAGAGTGTCGTCGATAATTGAAGTTCCATCTATCGAGTTTGTTTGACCAGAAACAGAATCCCAATAGATTTTCTTTGTGGCAATGCGACTTTTTGTGTCAGTAAGCGTGATTGTGTAAAGACCTTGATCGGCCCAAAATTCAATCAATCCATTTGTGCCTGTCGTGCCACTTGTAGGAGTTGATGCAGCACTAGGTCCGCTATAGATGATCGTGTCTTCTTCAAGCCCTGATGTTGAATTGACTTTCTTAACTACCCAGTCAACATCTTTCAGGGAAACAAGAATTGCATCTCCACCGAGAGAAAGATTGGTCGTATCCGAACGAATAACGCTGTATGAAAAATAACTTCTGGACGCCATCTAAAAAACTAATCTCACTTTCTAGTTCTCTTCTCAAATGCAATTCTACTAGCTAGAGCAGTTACATCGAGTGGCCTATTGGCCTCATTGACTGTGATATTAATATCGCCCTGATCAATATTGCTGCCAGAGGGATTGACAACAAATTCTCCGGCGTGAAGCTCGAACATGCCGCCCCTAGTGACGTAACCGCCTGTAGCCATCTGCGGAATACCATCGAACTGAGGCAGGACATCGCCCAAGCCGTTGAAGATTGCTGCCCTAAACCTTGTCCAAGCTGTGGTTGAGAAAGCCTGTGGCTGATTTGCAAGGCCATTCAGCTCTGCCAGATTTGCGGTGTTTTCCACAACAGCAGAGGTGTTGTTAACGAGAGAATCGATAAACTCGTTAAACGCCGGAGCAGCATCTGTTCCAAGAGTTGCTGTTAGAGCGTCGATCTGGGGTCCAAGAGTGATAAGCAGGTTTGCAAATGCAGCCGGGTCTCCACCTTGGAAAGCAGCGATAATCTGATTAATAAGATCAATTCCCTGCTGACCAAATCCACCCTCTTCAATTGATTTTGCAAACGTTCCTTCAGGATCATTGAGAGCGGCAAGAATTGTCGAAACAAGATCCTGACCCTCTGTGACAAGAGCATTTCCGGTTGCCTGAGCGACTGCAATCTGTCCCGCAGTGTCAGGTGTTCCGGCAATTTTGTTTACATTAGAGAGAATTCCGCCAAGTGTTCCCAAGCGTCCTGTTGTCGCCTGAGTTCTTGACTGAATAGCCTCAAGCTGCGCCTTGCGGTACTGGATCGTTAGAGCCTGAACATCCTGAGTATTTTCCTCGATTGATTTGCGCAGATCATCAAGTTTTTCCTCAAGCTGTCTTCTTTGCTCGTCGTTTAGATTTGTCCGATCAACTGCATTTAGCTCATTGAAGGCATTTTGCAGATCGGCACCTCTTGTCTGAAGGTTTGCTCTTCTGACACCAATTACGTTATTTTCGTAATTGCTGTTGAGGACGCCAAGAGTTCTTTCTGCGAGGGCGGCACCCCTGTCCAGAATTGCCCTAGCCGAATCTCCCTTAGAAAGCTGACTCTCGATGGCAGAAATAGTTCCTGTTACGACTTCTGCCTGAGCCTGAGCTGCTGCTAGTGCTGCTTCTGCAACTCGAGTCTCAAGGTCATCTACGAGGCTCTGGAAGCGAGGATCTGCGGCGGCCAGTCTCTTGGCCTCTTCTAGACGACTGGTAAGGGTTGCGTAGTTTGAGCGTGCGGTTGCTGCTGCTGTCTCGAGAGATCCTCTAATTGCTGCAACAGGATTGCCAATATTCAGGAGAGCGCCGCCGAGTGATTCAATTGAGTATCCGAGATCAGCGAGACTCCTTTTCAAGCTTTCAAATGCGCTGATTCTCTCGTTAGCTCTAACTGCTCTGTTGGTTGCCTCTTCAAAAGCAGTCTTTTCGTTTTCGATGCGATTTCTTTCGGCTTCAAGAATTTCGTCGTCTTTTTCACCGATCTGCTTGAGAACATTCTCTAGCTCTGACTGAAGCTTGCCTCGCTCGAGAGCGTCCTTCTTTGTTTTCTTGAGCCTGTCCTCAATTCTTTTCTTTTCTTTCTCAAGCTGTTTAATTTTCTTTTTCTGTCCTTCATCTTCATCGTCTTTATTAAGCCGCTCAAGTTTTTTGTCAATTTCTGCAATTGTCTTTGTGTCTTTGTCAATACTTGTCTTGAGTTCAGCAGGACTCTTGAATTTTTGAAGTGAAGCTTCAAGGCTTGCATAAGTGTCCTGATACTGATTTCTAAGACCAATAAGATTGTCGCGCAGAGTTTTTTGCGCATTAGCCTCTAGAAGAGCAAGCTTTTCAGGATCGACCTCATCAGCTGTCGGTGTTCCGCTTACAAGCTTGCCACCGACATTCTTAAGTCCTTCTGCGGCGAGTCTGAAGGTTCTTGTAGTGGCATCAAAACTGTTCTTGATTGCGTTGTAGAAGTCTCCGAGAACTCCACCAGTTCCATCAGTTCCAGTGAGAACGCTTACCGAAGCGAGAAGAGTCTGAATATCTTTGCGATTCTTGAGATTGTCGAGCGCTTTCTTGAGCTTCTCAATTTCCTTCTTCTGCTTGTCGTCTTCTTTGCCTTCCTCAAGCTCCTTAATGGCTTTTTCTACTTCTTTGATTTTTTTAGTAATACGCTCAGGAGTCAGAAGCCTTCTTGTCTGAGTATTAATCTTGTCAAAGACTTTTTCGATAAGCGTGTTGAACTCTTCAAATCCAGATGTAAGAGTCGGAAGTGTTCCAGCGATAACTTCGAAAGGGTTGCTTCTGAAAGATCTAGGGATCTGCGGAACTCCGCCACCCTTGAAAGAAGTCGGGCCACCAGTGAATCCCAACATTCCCTTCAGGCGATCAGCAGTAGTTCCAGCAATGCCAGCCACCATATTCTGCTGACGTCTATTCAGCACCCACTCGCCAGCGTGAGCCATAATCGGAACCGCCTGTCCTTCTGGTCCGTCAATAGCTCCACCAGCAGCGTATTTCTTAAGACTATTTCCAACTTTCATTTTGTCATATTTTCTCTGAGCTGCTCTTTCTTTTCTCGCTAGTTCTAGCCTCTTTCTCTCTGAAGCTTTTCCTCCTCTAGCGAGGGCAAGGTGAACGTGATCTGTGTGATCACCAACGGCTGCAACGCTCTGACCATTCTTGATAGCTCCAAGAGGGTCATAGAAAAGTTCAAGAATATTTCTTCCGTATCTCTTGAGAGCAGCACGGAAGAAAGCTGCCATCTGAGCGGGTGATCCATAAGCATCGAGAGCACGGCCCTTGTAATGCCAAGAGCTTGGCGTGTGTACGCCGTCGCCCGGATATCCCTCATTGGTTGAGGAAATTGTCAGACCAAGGCTTCGAGCGAGAGCTATTGCTTGGCGTAATGAGCCTGCAACGCCCTTACCAACACTTAGATCTCCGCCGCCAGTTACATCAACGGGTGTTTCTTTTTCAATTTTTTCATTTGCGGCTTTGCGGAATTTATCAAGGCCCTTGCTGACCATATCTCGCATAGCTTTACTGCCGCCCCTGATCTTGGGCATCGCAATTTCTTCAGCTGCTGCACCAGCACTACCGGCTCTCCCTGAGAAGCTCACATAAACATTTGCTAGACCGGGCAGACGTAGCTTGTTAGCTGCTGTCTGCCAAATATCAACAGCACGAATCTTGCCGCCAAGACCGGGGCCACCAGATCCAATATCAAGCTTCTTCAGGTTTACGCTCTTGCCCTTATAACTGACCTTGATCATGGTCTTGTAAGGAAGTCCGCCGAGAGCGTTGCCGATGCCGCCGTTTATTCCAAGCTCAGCCCAGTTATATGGTTGTCTTGACAGAGCATCACTCTTATAGCCTTGTGCGTCGTTATAAACAGAAGCTGTGTAAACGCCGTCTCTGCCTCGTCCTCCTCGCGCAAGGCCCGGAGAGTTTCGCGGCCCTCCAGCGTGATAGCCGCTAGTCCTGTCGAACATATCGTCGAGACCAAATCCATATGTCTGACGAAGAGCAGGCTCAACAATTTTCTGCTGGCCCCAGTTAAGAACTGCTTCTCCACGACCAAGCATTGTGGGAACCATGTCGCGCCCACGCTCGCCTCGATTACCAATCCAGCCGCCTCCAGCACGACCGACAAATCCGCCTTCAGCCTTCTCTTCCTTGCGGATTTTCGGAACCTCGATTGTAAGATCAACGCCGTCTGCACCGACTGACTTAAGGGCGTCGTTAAGCGTTGTCTTTATGTACTTCGCGCCCTTATAAATTGCCATAGCAGCGTTTTCCATCTGATTAACGACAATATTTGAGACGTTAAGCATCTGGTTTCTTACGATGGCTGCTATGCCAAGGAAGTTAGTGCGGAAGCTGCGCCGCATACGCGCTATGTCCTGCTGTGCGCCGTTGACGAACCTATCTATGCTCCTGCCGCCGTTTTTGCGGATTTCTCCAAGCTTCTCTGTTACATAGTTGGCGGAATCTTTTGCCTGACGACGAAGCGTGCGCCAGTAGTTAGCAAGTTTTCTAGTGATTTCATCAGAAAGCTTGACCGTCTCAGGATTAAATGAAGTCAGGAAATTTTCTGCATCAGCATTTGTTGCTTCAGAAGGCTTGTTGTTACTTTTTGCCCTTCCTCTAGTGACTCTCCTGCCTCGAGAATCTACGCGCCTAGATCCTCCACCAGCAGCCCTTTCTCCAGAGCTAATGTCATCTCTCTCGGCTTCTCTTCTCGCCGCAGCAGCTTCTCTTTTTTGACTGGCTTCTTTTTCAGCAGCAGTCTGATAATTAATTTTTCCTACTTCTAAGAAGCTCGGAGCAAGATCATTAAATTTGTCAATCAGGAAGTCAATTCCGTCAAAAACAAATTTAAGAACATTGTCGAATACGCCCTTAACCTTGTCGGTGGCTGAGATAAAGAGTTTTTCAACAACTGATCCGAGAGCCGAGAACGGAGCAGCCAAAATGTCAAGTATTAATCCGCCAATACCTTGGAAGATTCTAAGAATACCTTCAGCAAGCTGGTTAAAGCCTTTTGCAAGTTGTTTGTTGTCGCCAGTAAAAAGTCCAACTATTATGTTGTAAAGACCAACAATAGTATCTACAATGCCAACAATTAATCTGGCAAGAGAGCGAATAACAGCGCCAACTACTTTAAAACCAGTTAAAAGAACGCCACCAAAAAGCGCAACAAGAATTTTAATTGCTGGAATTAAGACATCAGCAAGAACGTTGCCAATTGCTTTGAGCTTTTCTACAAAGTCTTCTCCGCCAGCATTGCCGCTGTCAAAAATTTCTTTTACGTCACGAATGACAAGATTTACTTCGTCTTTAATTGCTGAGAAGACACCAGAAATTGAGCTTGTAAAAGCTCTCCAAACGTCATCAAGCCTTCCTGCAACTGCAAGAAGAGCAGTGATTGCTGCGGTAATTGCGACAATAGCTGCAACTACCGGACCAGATCTTAATCCTTGAAGCCCGGCTAATGCAGCTGCCCCGCCTCTAGTTCCAGCTATTCTGGCTCCAACTGAAGCTACTCCACGTACAGCTCTAGTCTGTCTAAGTCGGCCAACTCCCCTTGAGACTGTTTCTCTAACTCTTCCCAGTCTTCCTCTTCCGGGCGCATCAACAGGAACGACAGTCGGGCCGCCTCCATCTGCTGCCTCGCCAGCGGCTCTCCTGCCCGCTGTAGTGCCGGGAACACCAGTGTCCTGAGCTGCCTGCGCAGTGGCAATCGCTTGTTCTGTTTTTGCAATTCTTTCTCGAATTGATTCAAACTTTTTGAGCTGTGGAAAGAGCTGAGTTAGTTCAGAAAGAATTTTTCCGAAAACAGTAGTTTTAGTTGCAGCCCTGATCAGGAATCCAACTGTGCTTGTAATCGGTGAAAGCGCACCGAGAAGGCGACCAAAGACCGAGCCGACGAGAGCTACGCCGACGACAAACTTAACAAGAGCTTCAAACGGCTCAAACGCGTCAATAAGCTTGACAATCGCATCCGTCAGAGATGTGACCGTTTTAAGGAAGAACCCAAATGCCGGTACGACAACTCTCGTAAGGAATGTGACAAAGTTTCTGACTGACTCAAGACCCTTCGGGCTAAAGAGATTGTCAATCAGATCTGCAATTGCAACAAGAAGAGGCTTAAAAAGCGGAAGAGTTTTTGTTCCGAAGTCAAAGAATCTCTTGAAGAACTCATTTGCTCTCGTGCCGGGAGTTCTAATTGCTTCAGCAAGATTGTTGAAACCTTCAGTTAGCTGATCGAGGATTGTGTTACCAGCAGTAATTCCTCCTGCTCCCTTGGGATCGATAAGAGCAAGAATTACGTTTCCTATCGACAGGAAGAGATCGACAAACTTGATCAGAGACTGCGCTCCGAGATCGAAGAAATCAGCAAGCGCGTTCTTACCTTCGACTGAGCTTGTGAACTCGCCCAGCTTCTGGACAAGATCGTTCACATATTCAAGGATCGTTCTGAATGCTGGCGCTCCAGCCTCAGCGATATCCAAGAAGACACGAGAAAGCGTAATAGCGATCTGCGTGATTGGCCTAAGATTCGTAGTGAACTGCTTCGAAAGATTCAGAATCCTCGAGATAGTCTCAGGAGACAGAACAGCCTCAAAGATTGACCTGAACGAGTCTCCAAGAGTCTTGCTAGTAGATTTCCCAACCTCAATAAGTTCTTTGCTGCCAAGAATGTTTGTGATTCTTTTAACAGCAAATGTAAAGGCATTAGTAAGCGGACCAGTAATCTGCTGGGCGAACTTGCGCCACCTCTCTTGCAGCACAACAAGCGCATCAAAAAGTCGTTTTTCTGCCCTAGAAAGATTGCCAACGAGGAAATTAAGCTTGCCAGCAGCGGCGCTTACGCTCTGACCAGCTGCATCTCCGGCCTGACGCGCCTGATCAAGAGCGCGCCGAGCTTCTTCAAGCTGCTTCTTGGCCTGTGTTACTTCCGGTGATCCTTCAATTCCTCCACGAGTTCGAGTTCTAAGATTGTCGCGAGTTCTGCCTAGCTGATTTGCCGCTTCCTCAGCAGCAATTTCGGCCTGAGAAACAGCAAAACTTCCTGCTCCAGAAGTCAGCGCTTCGTTCAGATCTTCTCTGGATTTCTGCAATCCGAGAGTCTGCTTCCTTTCGGAGAGAATTAGATCTTCGAGAGCCTCACGAGCTTTTTTACGAGACTCAGTTACTTTATCCTGAGCTTCCTTGACTCTTTCTGTTGCTGCGACGACCTGATCAAGACCGTTGGCCTGACTGCGAGCTGCCTGACCACCTGAGTAGCTGGCCTGCTGCTGCTGAAGATTCTGCTGCTTGACAGCCTGATTGATCGCCTGAAATCTGTTGAGGAAAGTGGCAATAATGCCAAGAGCAGGAAGCGCTTGAGCAACACCAGCCGTCAGCGCTCCACCTATAGCTCCGCCTGCGGCTATTGCAGATGAAACTAATCCTGCGAGCGCGCCAGCAGCAATGGCTGCGCTCAACGCTAATTGCTGAAGAAAGACAGCAATAGCAAGAACTAAAAGACCACGAACGATGTTGTCGAAGGCAGCAATTCTCTTGCTGGCTTTATCTGCACCGTCAGAAAAAGCGTCGAAGGCCCCATTCAATAGAGCCATGATCCCAGCTGTTCTTATCAGGCTCGTGTTGTCGATATCAAATTCGACCGGAACCTTTATGCCAAGTCCCTTTTCTAGAAGTTCCTCTGTAGCTTTGAGCCTTGCCACAGATCCTTCATCTATATCGAACTCAAGCTCTCTACGAATGTTTACTTGTCCTACAAGATCTTCTTGCAGGCTTTCAATCTCGGCAATTGCGCTTTCTCTATCGACCTGAAGACGAGCTGTAATTACAGGATCTTGCCTTGTTTCTGGGCTAGTGAGTTTTTTGTCAATTTGCTGTACGTCGTTTTTGAGATCTATAAGGCGCTTAGTGTCTTTCTCAAAAGCATCAACATCATCTTTGCGTATTTTCTGACCGCGACGAACTGCTTCATTCGCATCATCTTGAGAAATTTCAAGATTTTTATTATTTTCAATTAGCTCATTAACTCTTTTAACTGAGTCTCTATAAGCTTCATCTTCGATTGAAGATAGTCTTTTTCTGGCCCTGCCCTCTTCTTCAATTAATTCAAGAACTTGTGCTCGTGAAGCAGCTTCATCCAGAGTAGCCCTAGAAAGTTCTCTTCTTAAAGCTAAAGACCTTTGTTCTTCTTTGAATGCTTCGGCAGTTGCAAGTGACTGATCTGCTGTTACATCTTTCTGCTTTTCCTGAGCTTCAGCAAGGTTTAGAGTTGCCTCTTCAAGAGCTTCAAGTGCCAAAAGCTTTTCAGCATCATTATCATTAGATTTTGTAGCTACTCTTGCGTAATTCTCTGCTGCCCTTTTTAGGGTGAGCTGAGCAGAAGCGACATCTTTTGTAAGTTTTATCTCTTTTTCTTTTTGCTTGTTTGCATCAATCGATGCTTTAGTGGCTCTTTCTTCTTCTTCTCTTAACCTCCTAGTCGCTTGGGTCAGATCGTCATAATCTGACTCAGCCTGCTGGAGAACTCGACTGAGCTGCTGATTGTTTCCGATTGCCTTCTCAAAAGCGCCACGAGTATCGTCTCGCGCTTTGAGAATTAGTTCAACTATGTATCTCTCATCAGCCATTTACTTCTCTATTTATGGTAATCAATAACCTCTTTGACTGTGCTATTTTCATCACTTGTTATGCCTACTTGTTCAAACAATTTTTCTTGGCCCTTTTTGGCTGAAGCAAAAAATGGATTGCTTTCGTCTATTTCTTCTTCTTGCTGATTAATTTTGCCTTCAAACACGCTTGCAATGACGCTGTTGAAATTAGATTCAATTTCGTTAATTGCTTTCTCTCTGGTTCCTTTATCGTCGTCATAGTTTGAGTTAGCCCAGAGAGCAGAGATCATTTGATCTTTTCTGCTCTCTAGGCTCTCAATAATGCGCCGCTTAGTAAAAGATTCGTAGAACTTTTCGAATCTTTTCCACGGCCACTCGAGCAACTCTTCCACAGTTTCTGAGTGATAAGAGGAATACATCTCGAGTGCATCGATAACAGTTGCGCGTGCGCCTACTTGCGCTTCTTGCTCGCTTCCTGAGCGCGTGTCTGAACGCGCTTCTGAAGACGACCCAGAGAGTCGCGAAAAAAACTATCGAGTGCCTCATAATTCTGGTCAATAAAGACCTCGATAATTTCCATACCCTGCTCATCGGTAAGTCCACCTTCATCAGGCGGAAGCTTCATGATCTCAGCAACTGCGGGGCGCTCGTAGTCCGGCACATTTAGCCAGATGCAGTACGAATTCACGAGGAAATCAGGCGCAACTGCAAGCAGCTTTCCTACGGCCTGAACAAATGTGTCAGCCTCACGGAAGTCCTGCGGGGCAAAAGAGCCTCCACCGGGAGCAGCAAACAGATTTCCAAGGTGCATTCCGTCAGGGCCTGAGAGGGCCTGATCGAGCACATCGCCAACCAGTGAGAACCACTGCATCTTGGCAATGAAGCTCAGCGGCTTCTGCACATACTCACGGGCGTAATCATCCTTGCCGATCACCCATGTCTTAGGCTCAGCCTTGGGCTGAAGAATGTCGAGAATGTCCTCATCCTCTTCGTTCTCCTGCTTGGGCGTGCCATTGTTCTCCGGCTTAACCGGATCTGAAGCGGCCTTAGTCTGGGCCTCTTTTACGTGATCGAGAGAGGAAAGATCAGCTTCTGTGAAGCTGGATGTCGTCGTCTCTGTCTCTTCTGTGAACATTTCCTGCTGTCCTTCAATCATTAGACCCTCCTAAGGTCGTGCGGTAATTAATTAACTTCCTCTAAAAGTTGGGAATGGCAGTTTCACCTTGTTGTCATCAATGCTGCGAGCAACGTTCTTAATAGCTTGATTAAGAACAGCGTTAGACGCAGCTCTTGACTTTTTAATTAGATCAAGATTATCTTTTTGACCGGCAAAACTATAAGTTTTGTAAGTAATTCCACCAGCTTTATATTTGAAGTAAGCCTGATTGCTTTTTTCTGGATTTTGAGCGGCCCAAGCAGTTGTGTCTTTAGCGTAAATTCTTCCCGGTGGCTGATAAATAGCTGGAACAATAGTGTTTCCAACAAGTTCTTTTCTGAATTTACCTGTTCCCTTGAACCAATAACCGGCATGAGGAACTCCTTCGCCCACCGTTACAGAGGCTTGGTAATAACCACCTCCGGTAAATTCCCTAAGACGAGGTTGAGCTGAGCCTTCTCTAACTCTTTCCACGATCTGATTAGATTGAACGCTCAGGAATGTGTACGGGCCTCCACCGGGCGTATATTTAGTTTCCCTGAATTTGACACTTCTGATTAATTCGCCTGTGCTTCGACTTTTATCTGTTCTTGCAACAATTCCCTGTCGAAGAACATTTTCTGCTTTTTTGGCAGCAGTTCTAGCGTTAGCGGCAAGGTTATCTTTGAAAGCGCCGTTAACCGCACGAAGTTTTGAATTAAGAACGATTCCACTCGGATCTTTAATCCGAGCACCATTCTCGTCAATAAATTCTGTATCGAAAAGATTTCCAGCCATAACTATCCAGACACAGCAAAGCCGTCGAGGAAATTAATCCTCGACGGCTTAGTGAAGTTGAAGTAAAAGCGGCCCATGTAAGTCTCTTTAATGACTCCGAGTGGACGAGGACCGCTTTGCGTGACCCCGGCTCGAATATTTACTTCAAATGGTTCTTATGCAGTCTCCTGATCGAACATAGTGAAGAAACGAGCCTTCGGATCAGTAACGTCAAAGTCAGGCAGCACACGGAACTGGACGGGAACAGAAATCTGCTCACCAGTCTTGTTGTGCGTGACTGTTGACTCCTGCGGCAGGCGCTGAACCTTGCGGAACGAATAAGCGCGAATGTTGCCATTCGGACGCTGGAACAGAACAGCAAGACGACGACGAGTGTACGAAGTCGGAGCACCAAAGGAAATCTCTTCCTCACCGGCACCATTTGTTGTTACCGAAGTACCCTCCCAACAAACCTCAAGCTTCTCAGGTGTGAACTCAGCAAGCTGAGTACCAACCGAGACTTCCCAGTTTGTAGGCAGGGAGTCAATGTCGCCATAAATCTGGTCAACATCGAATGTCTCCTCAGTGTTGTTCACTGAGATCTGAATGCCAGTCTTGGTGGCACCAAGGTCAACCCAGCCAGTCTTAGCGTCGTACTGCTCGTTGCTAACGCCAGATGACAGGTAAATGATGTCGCCAATCTCCGTGGGTGCGGCAACCGAGATATCAGCGTAGAGCAGGCGAGCTGCGCCACGGATGAAGCTACGGTCGTTAACATCTGTGCGGAAAAAGTCGGCCAATTCAGTTCACCCCCTCTGAGTGAATAAGTCCGCTATCAACAGCGGATTGGTTTACAAAATCGTCAGAAACTTTGTCTGACTCTTGCCAGTCTTTAATAGCGGACTGGACCGCTTCGGATTCAACTTCCGAAGATTTATCGAGAACGAATCCAAGGCTGTGCAAATAATGCACTTCATCCTCACTAAGAATTACGGGAACTCCAGCTAGAACTTCCTTTTCTGAGGTTTCTCCCTCAAAAATAATGCGATCAATCTGGTATTCCTCAGACTTAATATTTTCGCCTGTGTAGGTATAAAAGTTCATAATACAATTATGCCTGATCAATAGAAGGATAGTCGAGATTTATTGACGAATTAGACGGTTTATTTGATTCTTTCAAAATCGTGTAATCAAGTCTCGCGGCCTGCCAAAACCAGTCCTCGCCATACCCTGTTGAGTCTTTCTTTTTGAACACTTCAGAAAGATTTACTGTCGGCATATCGCTAAACGCAGTAACAATTCCGTTAAGAGTTTGATTACTCACTAGGCAAAAATGTGCCGCCTCAGCTGTGCGAATACAACGCCTGTTTACAGCTGATTCTCCCTCTGTAGGAGAAGCCTTGACCATAATCTCGACAAAAAGCTGATTAATAAAAATATCTGTGTGATCCATGTAGTCGTTTTCATCAGAAGATGTTGCTGACATGGCCCAAACTGAACAGTTTGGATAATTTTCAACAGGAGAATTAATCAGCGATGGTCGATGACCTTCATAAAACTCAGAATCTTCAACATGATCAATAATCAGCTCTTCATAGGGGCGTCCGGTTTTTGTCGCAAATTGCTGATCGGACTCATCCATAACAACTTTTACCTGATCAATTGCGTCATTGAGATTCTGGAAAAGAATGTAAAAAGCCTCACGCTGAATCTCTTCGAGACCGATAATTGGCGAGCTAGTAAGAGTCATGAGAAAGAAGTTGAACCGAACGGGCGCGGAAACTCCTGCGGAGAAGGAGTCAGGAACGGATCGTTCTGTGTGCTGCTAGAAGCACGGGGAGCGCGAGAAAGTCTGTTGTAGTCAATAAGCGGAAGAACCTCAGGCTCAAGCTTTTTAATCTCGCTAAGCAGATAAGTGCGAAGATTTCTTAATTCTGCTGTGCGCGAAGGATAAGCCACATCTTCTGATGTGCCAGTGGCAGTGGTAGAAATCGGCTGCGACATCCAGAAATCGATGCCCGGATTAATAAGTTCAAGAGCAATTAACTTTGATGTGTAGTCAATAACGACTAATGCCATCGTGTTTTCTGCTGGAGGAGTTTCTCCGAAAATTCTCTCCTTTACGACATTAATAGTGTCCTGAAGAAGAGTTTCTCCATAGCGAGAGTCCTTTTGCAGGGCATCCCAAGTAACCGGCATGATCGCCTTGGTGCGATCAGCGATTTCGCCAGTAACCGGCATTACTTAGCTGCCGCTGTCGTCTTTTTCTTAGCGACTGGCTTCTTGGCTGGAGCCTTCTTAGGCTCCTCAAGAGGCTCTAGAAGATTAGAAAGCTCACCCTTCGCGGCGCGCTCTGCGTCACGGGGGAGCATCTGGTCCTCGGAGATGAGTGAGCCAGCGGTGTAGCTCACCCCCTCCGATTCCCAGAACTCAATACCGTTATTAGCGGTACGAAGACGAATAGGACGAGGAAAAGAAACGTCAACCTTCGTTTTATATGACTTAGGCATCAGTCTCTCTTCCTCGTCCGAAATTCATCAGTCCTCGGTGTCAGCCGACAGGAAGCACTCCGGGTGAATGATGCGCACGATACGTGCAGCGCCCTCACGCAGGTAGCGGTTCTTTGTCATGTGATCGAGGATGACCTCGCTCTGCGGGCCGGGGAGCAGGCTGGTTGAATCGTAACCAGCGCTGATCTCAACGCCACCATTGAGCGTGTCAGCGATGTTCTCGCCCTCGACGTTGTACTCAGTTGTGATGAGCACCTTGTTCTCGGGGAGGTAGCGCGTGTGCGCGGCCTCTGAGCGATCAGCACCTGACTCCTGCGGGCGATAACCGGCGTCGTGGACAATGAACTGCGTGCCAGCAGCAAGAAGCTGAGCAACCTGATCAAGCGTGGCACGGAACGGCTGACCATCAGGCACGTTGAAGTAGCCCTTCAGAGACTCGCTCTGAATGATCTTCTTGGCAGTAGCCGAGGTCAGGTGGATACGAGTACCGAGATGACCTGAGTCATCGGCAACAACCTGCTGCCAAGCCTCAAGATCCGTGACCGGATCTGAGTTAGCGGTATCGCTCCATGAGGTGGAAACAGTCGGCTTGTGACCGGGCAGGAAGCCATAGTCAATAGCAAGCTGGCTGTTAGTACGCGGGTAGGTAATCGTCAGCGAACCGTTGACGAAAGCCTGCCAGCGCATCCACTCAGTAAGGCGCTCAAGACGACGGCGCAGAATCTGTCCGCGCTCGACAATCGCGAGTCCCTCTGAGTTGCGGATCATCTCATCCGAAGATGAGAGGCGCATGTACTGCTCTGAATTGATGCGGTGCATCTCCTCGAGCTGAGCCAGCTCGATGATCGCCTCGCGGCGCTCGCCAACCGGCATGTCGATGAGTGCGGGCATCGCGTTCGGAGCCTTGAACTGACCGATTCCGAACGAGTATGTGCGAGCAACATCCATGCGCGCCATACGTGAGTTGATGTTGACTGACGGAGCAATCTGCTCACCAAGGAAGGGAGCCTGCTCGAGAGCCGTATCAACCTGCTCATTGATCAGGGTAGTAAGAACTGCCTGATCATAAATGTCGAATTTATGAGACATTAGTGTTCAAACCCCCTATCAGACAAATTCGCAGGTGGAGAGAGCAGCAACAAGGTCGCTCTCGTAATCATCAAAGTCCACAATGTTTGCGCTGTTAAACGAAACATTGCGTCGGAGCATCGCGACAGGCTCGCTAGAAGCGGCGGTGTCGTCAGCGAACTCCACTGTGTCGAACAGAATTCCGGCGATGTCGCCAGTTCCTGTGTACTGCGAGTAAGTGCCGTCACCATTGTCCTTCAGGATTGTTCCCTGAACGAGGTAGCGGCGACCGGCGTAAGGCGAACCTGAAGCGGCCTCGGTCACTCCATCAGCAGTGACAACAACGGAATCAATCACGCTGGTGTCAAGCGGGTAGGAGACGATCTCGGGCTTCGGCAGAGCCTGACGCTGCCAATTTGTTGTAACACCAAAAGGCATTCTTTAACAGCTCCCTTCTTAAAGCCCGAGGGCCTTCTTGACCTCCGACACGCGATCATCAAGAGCAAGCTCTTCTGAAGCGTCAGCCGGGGGCGGGTTATCATTGCCTGAGACAAGCGCCTGATCGCTAAGAGCGACCTGACCCTCATCGTCCTTCAGGGCGTCGAGCGCCCTATCGAGAATCTCAACGGCGGTAAGCTTCTCCTTCTCCTCTGAACCATCAGAGAAGACGACGACAGCGGGACCGCCATCGTCAGAGAGCATTACCTCGCGATAAAGCTTGAGGAAACCGGGGCGCTCCTTCAGCCCCATAGCCTCAAGCTCCGAGATCCTCGCATCAGCATCAGCTTCACGCGTCTTAGCGGAAAGCTGAGCATTCTCTTCGAGGATTGACTGGAACACGGCCCGCTGCTCGTCCGAGAGATCGAGCCGATCCAGTTCCTCACCATGCAGAGTGGACAAATTATCCTCCTCAGTAGTGATTTCTGGAACTTCCGAGAGACGAATCTCGCGGAGTTGCTGAGCCGCTTCCAGATCGCTCATAGGAGCAATCTGGCGAGGAGCCGCAGAATTTTCCACGGGGGCTTGTGCTTCCTCCTCGTCCATAGCGATCCAATCCTCGATGCCTGCCAGCAGAACACCTTCCGATGTTCCGTCAGAAGTCACCTCGAACGGGACTTGCCATGAAGTTTCCGCGATGCTATTACGCACCGTGAAGATTTTTTGATCGTTTGAGTAGAGAACATCAGTGATCTCATACCCGTCTGGAAGTTCTAGTTGTGCAGAAAATGCTTCTGTAGCCAGATCGCGGAGCTGATCTTCGTACTGAGCAGATTCGATGGCAGCCTCAAGCTCTTCGAGATCATCAAACTGCTCGACCTCTTCGGTAGCAGTCTCAGTCTCCGTTTCGGCAACCGGAGCATCCACAACAACGGTTCCGTCATCAAGCTGAACGGCAGGATCAACAACAAGAACATCTGCGGCGCGAGCGCCAACAGTAAGAGCTGTTTCTGTCCACTTGCCGTCGTCAAGCTTGTAAAGACGGATTGCAAGAGCCGGATTCTCAGGAGTTGCCTCAACTGAGTACTCAGAATCAGGAAGACCGTAAACGCCGTCTTCCATAACGTGCTCGACACGACCAACGTGGCGAGCCGGAACATCTGAGTCAGACTCAAAGCTGACGATATCGCCTTCCTTGATTGTCATGCCGCTATCGCCGGGAGCAAGCTCGACTGAATCCTGAGAGAAGTGCATAACTTCAACCTCTTCATCAATCTTGTCGCTGGCGGCGAGGAACGGGCCAAGGCCATCGATAAAAGGACGATTTGTGATTGCTACGTGCTCCAGTGAAGCACCGTACTTTTTGCCACGAGAAACAATTGACCACGGAATTCCACAAGAAACGTCTGAGTAGGTACCGCGAAGAATGCGCTCCTTGACCTCAGGCTCTGTGAACTCCATTTTGGCGACGAGCTTGGCTTCACCATTCTCGTCTTCCTTGATCCACACGTCACGGACATAACCTGTGTTTAGGCGAGTGATGTTTTTATGATCATCACTGTCATCCGAAAGTGGAATCTGCACATTGCTGACAGCGCCCTTACGGAAGTTGTCAACGATTTCAGAGAGAGAAATAATTCCCTCTTTAGCGTTACTAAGGCCGTCCTTAACGACCCGCAGTGGCTTCTTTACAAGGCCACTCTTGGTAGGAATCACGCCCCACTCGCCAGTACGGAGAATCTCCTTGACGACGTAGCCCTCTTCCTCCTTGTATTCATCACCAGAAAAGTGAATTTCAGCAAGAGATTTATCAGAAGCAAACTCTGCGCTCTCTTCAACTTCTGGCGACTCAGTTACTTCAGTCTCCATAGTTAATTCCTGTGTGTCAGGCTGCACATCTGACATGGCAGCGGCTTTAGACTTGGCGGCTTTACCCATTCCAAGCTGATCGCGGCGCGACTGGGCTTTCTTGTAAACCCTGCGCACAGCTTCAACTGATGTCGGAACTGGCTCGCCCCAAGCAGCAAACATGAGCGCAAAGCGCGTAGGCTCACCGTTCGGTTTTTTGAGAGGCGGAACATCGGAACGTCCGGCGAAACGAAGCGCCCAACGTACCCAACGTTTTTTATCAGCCTCTGAAGCTTTTGAATAATTCTTTACACCCGGCTTAAGGTTGGCTCCTTCTGTGCGCTTATAGAAAGCACGACCAGCGGCGGTGAGGCCACCCTTGGGGTTTTTGTATTTCTTCTTAGCCATCTAGATCTGAAGCGTTAAAAACGATTCTCTCTAAATCTTCATTACTAATACTAAGCAATAGATCGGCAACTTCCTCAGTAATTACATAATTGTCTGAATAATTGTCCGATCCGGCAACGCCTCTTTTATTCCGCCATTTAGTTGTACCCATAATCATGTCTTTGAGTGTGGCGCAAATTGCTTCAGTTCTGCCGGGACCAAAACGCTTCATATTGTCCCGAACGCAGGCGGTAAATGGCTTGGGCTTTTTCGCGTAATACTTAAGAAGATTGCGAAGCCTGTATCGAGCCTGAGGTCCAACGTCCCTAGCTGCGAATAAAACATCGAGCTGCTCGTCGATGTAATCGTTCATAAGAGAATCTTTGCGCGCTTCCTGAGCTAGGCGAAGTTCTTTATTAGGCTCCATTTAGAAAATCCTCAACTACATTTCTGGCTGGAGAAAAAATCCAACGACATTTTGGGCATTTATAAATCGGGTTAGTCTCAGAAAGAAATTCTTCCACCTGACCCATCGGAACATATTGAAGAATGTCGTGAGTTCCTTTGCAACGGGGGCATTTCATATACCGCCCGTCTTTAATCAAAGACTCTTGATTACTCCGCGTTGCGTTAGTAGCCATCACTGAAAATAAATCCTAGTACCAATTACAGATGGATTGGGTGCCTATTTAGTCAAAGTTATGTCAATCGAATAATCAGAATCGTCGCTAATTAGTTTCTGAGTGTTTAAGTCTTGTAAGCATTGTGTGTTGGCTAAATAGGCAAAAGTTCGCTACAATGGCCCAGATCAGCTAGGATCTTTGTTAGTTGATCATGAACCACAGTCCCCTTTCGAAGGTGGTATGAACATGAACAAGTTCGAAGATAATCCGTTTGACGGAGAGCTAGAGGTCATCGCAACTTTGCGAGACCGGGCTATCGAGGCAGCGGCCATGCAGGAGATGACCCGTGAAGAACTAATCACGGCGCTTCAGTATGCGCTTGCTCAGGGCATTGACATCAATGCTCTAAGTTCTGCTTCGGGACTTACCCCGAATCAAATTCGGGAACTTCCCAATCTAGTTATTTCTTAAATCAAATAACTACTCGGCTACAACGCGCTCATCTTGGATGGGCTTGTAGCCACCATCGCTTTTTACGATCACTCCTGCGTCTACAGAAAGTACGCAGAGATGCGTAAGCGACTTCGCTCCAACGCGCTCTTTGGCAGAAGCTAAGTTCTGCTTAACGCTGGAGTAAGAAAGAAACTTCGCTGAGGCGATCTCTTCAAGAGTAGATCCGCTTGCGTACATCGCAAGTAGTTCTAGCTGCCTCGGAGTAAGGGTATTAATAGGGTCGTTAGCCATTTCCTATTCTCAAACTTGAACGTCGTCTTTCTCTAAATCTAAGAATATTAGATTTCTCGAGAAACTTTTTCTTGTTAATAGGATACCGATCCACGACAAATTGTTCACGACACATATTGCAGGCAATAAATTTCACTATAAATTCATCGTCTTTGCGCTCTCGAGTAATAAATTTCTGAGGGCTATTGCAGTTTGGGCAATTAATAAGCGGGGCCTTCATTACGCTCCCTTTCCTCGATGAACTTTTCTGATTGCTGAATAATCATTCTCCAAGCATCGTGATTACCGCTCAGTAAGCATTTGTGAAAAGTGTCAGTCACGATTACGGTTGCGGGCGCAACTGTTCTATCTGTCAAAGCAGCGCCGATGTAAACAGACCAGTAATTATTATTTTCGTTTTCCACGCAAGGAATTTTATCTGGCTAATTGCCTTGCAAAAATTATTTATCCGATTGGATCTATTTTTTGTTTTTAGTTTTTAGTTCTGCTATGAGATCGGAGTATGAAGTGAAACCCAAGCAGAAACGATGCTCTGCAAAGCTCTCATCCTTCGCTCATACTCGGTGGCGCTTTCCGAATCTCCATTAACGACGAGCGAATCGTAATAAGGTTCAATGCCTTCAACTAGCTCGTTGCGAATATCTGCCAGCCTGCGATAGATGTCATTGGGCGCAGAACCATTCTGGCCAATAATCATTTCCGCATAGCTGGAAAATGAATCTGCGAATTCTGCCCTGTTGCAGGCTTGGGCTGCGATCCGGGTGAGATCTCTGCCAAGCTCTGTGTCCATCACAGCTTCGGAATGCCTGCGGTGGGCGTGATAAGGCGGGTGTCTGTTAGACGCTCACGCTTCTCGTCGAATGTCAGAAGCCACTGGGCGGGCGGATCGCCTCCACCAAAGTTCTTCTGAACCCACTCGTCCGTTCCCTTGAGCGAACCGTTACCAATCACGCGACCTGCCTGAACGACATTTGCCTGATGGAAGTGTCCGAAGATGAAGTGGTCAATGGGCATACGGTGTGAAGCCTGAATATTGTTGACTCGCCGGACGACGCCTCCCCAAGGTACGCCGGGCATACTACTGCGAATTCCATCCCCATGCCAGCAGAAAACAATTCTGCCTGCGATCTCGTGAATGATGGAACCCTTGCCGATCTTGAAGTCAACCGAATCGTATTTCTTCAAGTACTCCTTGGCGAAGGTGTAGGCAATCCAGTCACCGTTGTTGTGAGGCATTTTTGCGGCTGGCGCTTTTGTGAGCCTCGGGTGGTTTCCCTCTACGCCGATGACGTTGATGTTTCCGTAGTGAGGCAGAAGCTCCTCGACAATCTGGCCCATGAGCATTCCCATCTTGATCGCCTGCTCAGCCAGAGGAAACTCATTGGTGATCGTGATCTCGTCGTGATTGGCACCCGAACACTGATCGCCCAAGAAAGCGATGTCCAGCCCGGTCAGATGAGGAGAATTCTTCTTATGCGACAGAAGAGCGTCAATCACCTCCTGTACTCGTTCCTCCATAATTTCCCACGAGTATTCGTTCAGGAAGTTGACCGTATCGGGATCGACGTACTCACCGCCATGAAAGTCTGAGAGGAGCACCATCTGGCGATGATGAGCGCCGTCCTTCTTCTTAGGCTCGACCGCCTTGAACTTGCGGCGAGGCTCGAGATTGGCCAGAGCGTCTTCGACAGCCGCCACCACGCGGGCGGAGTGAACAGACTCTTTCTGCTTTTTGCGCAGGGCAGCCTTCAGCTCGCGGTTCTGAGAATCGAGAATCTCTTCATTAGAGACTTCCTCTTCCTCAATGGCGGCGATGGCCTCTGGCGAGTAGTAATCGCCCTTGTGCTGAGACTTGGCGTTTGGCTTGATGCCGTGACGCTTGCAGAAGTCTGAAACTGTTCTGCGCGCCACCCCATACTTCAGACCCACTTGCTCCTGAGTCATTTGATCTTGCTCGATGAGCTTTCGTACTTCATCGAGGTGCGGGTCTAAGCGTGATGCCATTTAGAAGTTTCTCCCCAGATATTTTTCAGAAAGGCGGTGAAGCCTCTACTGATGATAAACAAAAACCGCCGCATTGTGAAGAGGCGGCGGTTTTTTATTTTGCCACATGTGGTGGCGGATATTTTATGGCGGTCTAATTCGGCTCTGCGAGCTTGCTCAAAAAAGTTACCGCCACGAACTTTCCTTTTCCGTCTTCGACAATCACAAAGCCATTGTCGTTATCCAGACTAAGGAAGCCCTTCTGATTATTACGTAGACGCGACTTGGCGCTGTCTCTGACCCACGAGGGCATCGGTCCACTGGGTAGTAGCCGACATTCATTCAGGCTCTCTCTGAGCAACCTGATGGCCCTTGAGCGACCATTGACTTCGTTCTCCTCGCAACGCTCCCACCATCTGTCGAGAGCGTGGTCAGAGAAATAAACCACCTTGTCGTCGATCCTCTTCTTGATCTGACTCATGGCATTAGAAGACTCAGGGATGACGCTGAGAAGCCCTGTGAGGCCCTCAGCGCCCCCCTGACAGTCTTTCCCTACCGGCTGTAGGTCAGCTGATCGTAAGAGACCTTACGATTGCGCGGCAGTCGCCGGTTCCAGTGCTCAATGAGCGCCTGCGCGAGCTGATGATGCTTGTCGAGCAGGTGCGGGTAGTCCTCGAAGGCGAACTTCGGCATATGCTCCTTCCATCGCGCCCTGTCGCCCTCACGGGTGTTCGGGTTGCGCTGGAAGATGTACACAGCTGCATATGTGATCGCCTTGAGCGAGCGGCTACGGAACGCCAACGGATTGGTCGTCTTGTTGCCGAACGCCTGAATCAGCTCTACCAGCTCATCTGGCTTGCTGAGATCGAATCCCTGCTCAGAAGCCTTGGTGTAGAACGCCAAGCTGCTGTTCATGGAGTCGAACGTGTAGGCACCGATGCACTGAGCGGCAGTGATGGGCGTCATACGACGCTTATCGCCACCAGCCAGATGCGGAGAGATCATGTCCGACCACGGATGGTCGTCGCTCGTCAGAGCGTCCTGAATGTAATGCTCCAGAGGAGAATCACCAGTCAGAATCGTCTGATCGCTCTTGATCTTGCGCTGCTTGCGCTGATCGGTGAACATGACCTTCGCCTGTTCGAAGGTGCGCCGCTTGACGACAACCTCGATAGGCACACGGGCGATGATGCTCCCGACAGACCGATGAGAACCATCGGTTACGAGAGCATGATCTACGCCATTCTCATCCTTGACGATGGAGACGTTGATCGGGGGAAACTCACGGCCCTCAATAAGGGCGCGAGCCACATTCCGTGCGTGTACCTTTGAATCACGAGCATCCCGCTGAAAGCCCTGCACTCGATCCTCGCCAATCGAAATGACCGGCACTTCGAGTGATGCGACCTGCTCGGGAGTGACTACGTAATAGCCTTCCTTCATCGGGAAAGGCTCAGGAGTAAGTCCGTCAGTTACGTGTCCGGGCTTCTTCCTCTTGATTGATGACTTCCCTGCGGGTGCTTCGAGATTAATATTTCGAATATCCGAAGAGAGGTCGTAGACCGTAGGCCAGTCAGCCTTAGTCATAAGTCCTCCGTTTTCTTGGGTTGTTTCTTTCTTACTGGACGGCTTCTTGGCCGCCTTCTTTTTGGTTGTGGGCATCTGCCCTCCCTTTTTGGTTTTGTCGATCCTTAATCGACCCTATATTAATATTATACAGACAGTTGATCGTCTTGTCAACTGCTGATCCACTCCGCGTGATAATCGCTCTCAAGCGTGTTGCGGGCGAAATCAATTTCGTGAGCCTGAGCGATGCGACGATGCTCGATGAATTCCTTTGCGGTAATAACGAGCACGGCGTCATCTTCTGACTCGGCATCGAGATCGAACAGAGTTATTTCCAACTCGTCGATATCGGTGACGATATTGCGAACTACATTTCTGCTGAGAACGATATATCTACTGTTCTCCGCCATCTGACTCACCTTCCTTTTTGTCTTCGATTGCGCCGAACTGAGGGCTGCGCGACTCGAATTCTCCGGTCAGAGGCTCATTCTCCGGCTTTTCTGCCGAGATGACCTCATCGGGATCAATTTCTGCATCGCTGATCATTTCCTCGTCGGCTGTGTCAACGTGAATATTTTCTGAAGGCTTCCACTGGCCTGACTTGATGATGTTGAGAGGATTCTCGGCCCTCGCGGTCTTTTTCATGAACTCGCTTGGCGAATACTTGCCGGAATCGTCCTTGATCACTGCATCCTCGCCAAAGACCTCACGCACCATCCTCATGACTTCCTTCTTGCGAGAGTCCACGCGACCATTGATGGCCGCGATGATCTCGTCAAGCTCCTCGTCGTACTTACCGTCTGATATGGCGCGAATCATCGCGTCCAGTCTGGGCCTTCTTTCACTGCTCATCTTCGGGGAACTCCTTCTCGATCACGATCTCTTCCTTGATCTTCTTCCAGTCGTAGCCTCTGGCCTCCATCGCTTCCTTTGAATCTAGGATCATAGCGTTGGTGGCAAGGTCGAGGATCTCCTCTTGGCTCTTGCTGGCGCAGATGGCCTGATCTACGGCCAGAATCACGAACTCGTTGCGCTCAGTGTCGTAGGAGCCTCCGACGACCGCATAATCCACATAGTCGCCGTTCTCGTTGATGATTGAACGGACGACAGTGAATGCACTCTCAAGTTCATCATCGGTGACGTAAGGCTCGTTCTCCATCTCACGGTCCTCATCGAGAACGGTTGTGAGAAGCCGGAGAAAGTCAGTGAGCAAAAGCCAGTGTCTAGAAAATTCAGTCATTGCGCCTTCTTTCCTTGTACTTCCACTTTCTTAAACCTTCAATTTCGTACATTTGCCCAGTTTCTTTAATTGCCCGCTCGAGATTGTGTCTCTCGTCGCGCAGCTTCTTGAACTTCTTCTTCTTGCCCTTCTTCATCGCCTTGCGCTCTGCGATAAGCATTTCCTGAAGCGTGTCAGCCCAATCCATACTGTCTGAGAGGTTGTAACGCCGATTACCGTGCTTCATAAGCCGAGCGGCGTTAGCGGCTGAGCGAGCCTCAGATTGCTTCTTGCTTTCCTTACGCGCCTTGCGGTCGAGTTTCTTGAACTCGTTTACCCATTTCTTATATTCGTCATTCTCTCCGAAAAAGTTTGAGTAAAAATCACCTTTATCACTCATTTTCTTCCTTCTTGCCGAAACTGACTACGACATTGCCCTTTGAAGGCAGGTTTGTCGGAAATCCGCCCTCGCTGGGGTCGTATTCACTGATGTAACCGTCCTTTATGAGCTGATCGACAATCTTTGCGGTTCGCTTCTTGCCGATCCTGAAGAACGTCATTATCTTGTTCTTGTTGATCTTGTCGCGATGGCTTACGTACTTGACCACCTGCGAGTAGAGAGGATCTTGCTTCTTGACCTTTGAACGCACAGGCTCTACAGATGACTGCAAGACAAGAGCGTTTTCGCCCTCGAATCGGATACGGACATAAAGCCCGCGCTTACGTGCGGTGGTAAACGCGAGAGTGCGAAAAGCAGTACGAGAGCACTCGAAGTCCACTCCCTCTTGCATTCGGTAGATGCCACCGTCAAGGATCTTGTCCCAGTCGTACTTGGGCTTGCGTCCCTTGTTCTTATTCCAGTCATATACAGCTATTTCTTGCATTTTTGCTCCTTTCTTAAAAAGCTCGTCCTAATATCTTACCATGTGCTTTATCAGGTTGTCAAACCCGTCGCCGTCGAGTGGCTGTTTGGTCCGTCGCGCTCGCGTGTCCATTCCGTTCGCGGTCGGGTGTCCATTTCGTCGGCCCGCAGGCGGATCGAGGGCCTAACGGCCTCGCCCGCCTTTAGAAGGGCCGAGCGGTTGCCACACAGTTCCCGCTCAGCAATCCCCCGTTGAACCTAGTTAACTTACTTTCCGCATCAGGGAAAGAGGTCATGTGGAGGGATGTCGGGCCTTCTAAGTGATATATGGCAGTTGCTGCTCACTTCCTGCCAATTTGCCCCCGTTGGCTGCATTCTCTTGCACCGAGCAGAGGGATTTACTACCCCACAAAACATTGCCGCGTCCTTCACGGCGAAATCTGCGGCAACACAAACAGTTTAGCTAAGATCTTATTAATTGTCAAACGGATTGGCTAACTCACCTCCTTCCTAGGCAGAAAATACCGCAGCAGATAGCTGCGGAACGTCTACTGCGGGAAAAAGGGGCGCATTTCCGGGTTCGGGAGGAAATTAATCGTAGACATAGTGTGTCTGGGATTAATGGCCGGGGGAGGAGGCGAAAATTGTAGCTACAGGATAATCCTATCCGACGCAGACAGCGGAGGATGAGATACCCGAAAACCCAATAACTATGGGGAGGAAATGGGTGGGGTAGTTGGTTCATCGTGGTGATGGGGGGTCTGTACCTTGTGTGTACGTGATCAGTAGCCGCAGCGAGTAGTTACTAGCGGGCGAACCTCACAAGTGCCGGGAACCGCCCCGGAAGCAGGGAAGGGTACATAGCGTGAGCGGGAATCACGCGGGAGCGCTGGAGAGCGTCACTATACAACCACTAACTAACCGCGCTACTCACGCGGGAAGGGAGTCAGAAATGGCCAAAGTCGGACGGTCACGAAATGACGACAAAGTGGACGCCGCCCTGCGGGGCAGTCTGAAATGGGGAGACCCCGGACGGACATACCCGCTGGTGCCGGGTATCAACGGGTTTCCGCTGATGCCGAGCGTAAATCCGAAACCTCGCGAGGGTATGCGGATCAGTCGCTCCAAGTGGCGCCGGGATCGCGCAGCGACGACCGGAAACCTGGCCTTTGGCCACGAGTACGATTACGTCGAAATCGTGGACGGGGAGCGAATCGACCGGGCGACGGGTCTGCCTTGCGGATACGTCGAACCGAGCGAGGACATCCGCGACCGCGACTGGGCGAGCCAGATGGCGTGCGAGAACCGGGCCGAGAACCGCAAGCGGATGCTCCGCAGGCAGCGGGAGGCGCTGGAAATCGCTCGCATCCGGGCAGCACGGGCAGCGCACCACAAGTAGCACGAGCCGGGGGCAGCACGCCCCCGGCTTCTGCCTGCCCTCAAACCTTCTCACGCTCTCCGCTCACACGCGCACACGCCCGCTACGGCGCACGGCGCGAGGCTTCACGGCGCACGGCTCAACGGCGCACGGCGCAACGAAACTTGTTCCCTAACAGGAGGTTCGGTTATCCGACTTTCCTAGCGCAGTAACGCGGCGCGCCGGTGCTGCGATGCGGGGATCGCGTCCCGCTAGGCACCGGCGCAATGTCTTCGGCGCAATACGGCGCGCCATCCAATCGTTTGCGCAATACGGCGCAACGGCGCAGGCTTTCTGCCTGCGCGACAGAAAGGATCAGTCTATGGACGACTGTTTCGCAACGGCTAACGCGGCCGGAATGTCCGTTCGCGTCGGCTACAAGGGGTCGAAGGATTCGAC